AAATATGTCAAACAGATGCCCATGTTCAGAAACACTGTCATATATTTCAAGTGGTCCAGTTTCTGATAGTATTTCATTTATAAATTCTTTTGGTGTTTGAAAATCATCCATCTCATCATATCCATCCAAATAATTGAAAAACGTTTGAATATTCCCATTTGCTCGGATAGCAGCATTTAATGCATCGGGTCCATTTTTTTCAGTAAGTTTCAGTAAAACCTCTGGTTTGTGTTTCTGAATGAAAACCGTTACGAAGTTTGGATACATACACATATTTGTACTTGTGACAAGTAAAGATCCATAAGTTAATTTATCACCGTCCGACACAGATTGTATTACCGGTTTAAATATCGGGTCGTAATTTTCTATGAACACATGCTTTTTAGATCTTTTTATAAACGCCAAAAATGGACATTTACTTTTAAGATGGTCACTTTGTAATTCTACGTGATTAGTATTTTTTAGAACACTTTTAAGAATATAGGATTTCCCAACACCCGCAGCTCCACATATAAATACATTCCTTCCCTGTTCTATGTATCCACGAATAAGATCAATTTGTTTAGTGTGAATTGTCGTCACCAATGGATCTTTTTTTTGCTCGGTTATTTTAATGAAAGAATCCATAGATGATCTTACTAATCAGGCCATAGATTTGGTGCTTGAAAATGACGCACTACATGATAGGATCGTAAAACCTTTAAAAAGGAAAATTTTACCATTCGTGGCATGTAGTATGCTTACCAATTTGTTAATGATTCTTATTCTGTTCTACCTTGCTCGACGTCTGTCTCTTCTTCCGTCTCATCGGGTGTAGCTTCCTCTTCCTCTTCTTCTTCATATTCGTCTTCTTCCTCATCTTCTTCACCAGGGGGGGGTGGTGGTTCATTCTTCTTCGATAGGAACTTACCTATCTTCTCAAAGGGTGTTCCCGCAGTGACCGCTTCAACTGGGTCTATAGTCTTAGGTAAAGTGAGTAATGGGATCGAACGCACATTTAGGATCTCCGGTTTGGTAAATACATTATCCAATGGATATTCGTCTTCAAAATCTCTCAAGATCGATTTGGGTACCGACGGCGATTGTTCCAATAGACGGTCGTATTCAGTTTTACATTCACCGACAAAATCGAGACCCTCCTTGCTACGCTCACCCCTCTCTAGGGCCAACATGAGACGAATATTCCTAGAAAGCATACCGAAAGCTAACGCAGATGTTCTGTGATTTTCCATGAGTTCATTAATCTTTAGGAACTGTGATATAGTCGCTATGAGCCCCGCAGTCAGGTTTAAACCACCAATTATCGCTGGAGCAAACGACTGCACACTTTCTGGGAATGTACCCTGGGCAAAGTTGGCAGTTCCCGTTATCGTAGAAAGTATAATAACTGGTAAGGTAAAACGAATATTAGAACGTCTATATATAAAAAACGCACGGTGGTGCATATACCTGTAGCATGCGGAGGCTTCACCCCACTGTTTGAGTATATTTTCATGACCAGATGTCCAAGATAAACGCATCTCTTCACGGGAAATCTTTTTTTCTTCCGTCATTATATAATAGATGAACATAATTTTCCTGATTCATCTAATTTTTCTTTTGTGGATACTTATAATTCCTTTCACAAATGATCGCAGACATCTGGAATTTTATTCGATTGTGATTCCGTTTCTATTCTTTCATTGGTCAGTGAACGACGATACATGTGCTCTTACACAAGCTGAAATGTACATGACTGGTCAAAACAAAGATCAAACGTTTATGCACAGATTGGTAAGTCCAATATACAAGATGGACGATAACGAAGTTAACAACTTAACAAAAACGGCGTTTTTCATACTTTGGTCATTTGTTCAATATCGTTTGGGACATTTTGATATGATTATCAAAGATGTAACTAAGACGCTCGCTGGTACCTAAACCTGTCAAAAAAATGAACACTTATCTTGAAATTATAATACATGAGCATACAGTACGCATCAGCTATATCATGTTTTCTTTCATATGGAATCGTATCTAAGTCTATGTACTTTCCCATCATAACAAGCATACGTTCCTTCCGTTCCTCATAATTTAGATGACGCATACCAAAATGTGAGTGTATTGTCAAAGGTGAAATCAGTAAGACTTTGTCTTTGAACATGTAGTTTAATAGAATCTCAATATTTGTAAAGCCCTGTGGTGGTTGTCTCTCTATGAGGATTCTCTCAGCCTTGTCAAAAATGTCTTTATGATCATCTACAAATAAAGGAACCAAGTCAACAAAGTCATTACTGTAAATGTATTTGTAGTCTTCTAAACTTACCTTTTTCATGAACTCAACTTCGATCGTTGGACCATTCCCACACTCAGCGAGGACGAGACCCATATTGTGGAACCCTATATCTATGGCTAAGACCTTCATATTTTCATGTCCAGTATTTTCTTTAACTAAACCTAAGTTGAATAAAATATTTCCATAAATTATATGGTTCTCGTACCTATCAAGTTGTTGAAAAATAAAGTCAATCGTAATAAACTTCTCAAAATTAAAGGTGAGAATGCCGAAATAGATAATGATGATTATATCGAATCTAGAATAAATACAGACAAAAGAGCGAGAGATCTCCTCGCGATTGAGGATGCCTCCGAAATTGCCAAGTACTATCTCCATAAGAAGGGAGTCTTTGAACAAATTGCCAAAGATATACAGAAAGAGTCTAAAAAGAAATTCAATTTTATGTTTCGTAAGACCACCAAATTGGAGAAAACCAAACTTTCAGGCCTTACGACTCGTTCCGGTGTTGACTACGTGTTGATGGAACACTCTTACCCAGATGGTTCGGGTCATTATGGAATGGCTCGCATCGATCATGATAAAAAAGTCGCCAAAATTTATGATTCTATGACGGATAATGAGTCAGATTTCGAAGAACCCCTCAAACACTTCCTCGGAAAAGCATACAAAACTACCACAGGTTCTATTTTCGGTTGCGTTGGGCGTATGACGAATGCAGTGGGTCACAATTTAAACCCTCAACCTACTGGTGGATTTGTATCACAGTCATTTAATGAGTTCAAACATAAGAATTTTGCAGGGGGTCGTGGCGGTGTCCCAAAAAAATATATGGAAGATGCCTTTACACTTTCCCAATACGACGAAATGTCACAACATCATTTCTGTTACATGGAGTCGTTGCATGCTATGATGGCGGATCTAGGTTTAGCTCATCCGGGTCCCCAAGATCCACGTGAGCGTCTCGAATACATAAAACGTTTCATTTGGGGAATCATTCACAAGTATGTTTCCGAGAGAAGTCGTAAAACTATTCAATGGAAGTATTTTGAAAACTATTTTCCATACATTCTCGAGACCATGGGACCTGGTGGCAAACGTTTAACCATACGTCGTGGATATATTCAGGTTCCACCAACCCGTGGAAAGGTTCAGTATCGGTTGAAGAAAATGCGCACAACGGATAAGATTGATGGAACTACACCACTTTCGAAAATTACCAAATGGGCTAAGGGTACAAGAAAGTGGTTAAAAACCTAAGTGAAGCTCAGAATTTATATTTTTCAATAAAAAAAACAATCAATCAACATGGAAGATCTCCAAAACCTCATGGCATGCATCGACGAAATCGCCAGTCAGATCCCCGATGGGATGTATCTGAAAATGGCCGACCAAATGAAACGCGTTCATGACCACATGAACGGCAACAAACCAATCCACGAAGACACCTTCTACTACAGTGACGATGATTCGGTGTCGGACAGTGATAGTGATTATGAGTCAGACAGTGACTTCGCCCCCGCCAATCTCGATCGACAAATTGAACGAGCACAACGAGAGCAACGTCTCAGAGACCAGCTTCTGGATGCTGTGAAGAAGATGCACGAGGAGTACAAGGTTCTCATGAAGTGGGAAAAGGAAGCGAGACGTACTTGGACTCCCATCAAGCGTATGACTGCGTTTCGAAAGAGTCAGGCTATCAAGCAATGGTGTGAAAAGAACGTCAGTTTGGCTCCTGGTGGTCAGGCCGGGGAACTCATTGGATGTGGTCCCATCGTCACTTGGTCTAACTTCTGGACTTGGAAAAACCTGGTGGAAAACGGTCTTCGGACAATTGTGTTGGAAATTGGAACCGAGGAGGAGAAGGTCCTAGATTTCGTCTACTATGATGATCTTTCACTCAAAACAATCCAAAAGCTTCCCGCCTTTGAGAAGAAGATTTACGATGACTACAAGGAAGAATGCCAAAGGAACATGACCGAGTACTTCAAGAACGCTAAGTTAAAGGTGGTTGAGTCGAAGGCAAAGATGACCGGGTTTGAGATGCTTTGTGTGGATACGGAGAAGGAGTTGGAGCAACTTGGTGCTCCTGTCTATGGTCGCGATTACTGGGAGGTCGGCGAAGCGGGTCACGCGTCATGCGAGTTTTGGGTGAATGATAATGGACGAATGGTGGACAACGGTTTCGAGGCACGGGTCGAACGGCGCCGTTAAAGAATTTAGCACCTAAGTTTGTAAGAATATTTGTAAATTTCATCTAAAAACATGACTACTCAACAAGATATTTTACGCACGATGATGA